GTTGTAATGATAAATAATACTTGGTGATTATTTGGAAATGAATAAGTTGAAGTAACTAAAGTAACAGGTAAAGTCCAATACGTTGAATTATCAACAGGAGTTCCAATTAACCAAGTTTGATAATTGGTATGATCTGATTGGTCTTGAATTGTTATAGTTGTTCCTGATACAAGATTTGATAAAAATATATCTATGTTATTACCATTTTGGTCTGTATCACTAATACTAATTGATGTTGCTGATGATTGAGTCGCATTGTTCCAAATAATATATTCTGTAGTAGGATCTCCACTTATTATATTTGTTTTTGCTCTATAATTAAAAAATGAATTAGATTGTCCGTTACTACCGGATGTTCCACTTGATCCTGAAGTTCCATCACTACCATTACTTCCTGATGTCCCACTAGTTCCATTACTACCTGAACTACCATTGGTTCCACTTGTTCCATTAGACCCTGAAGTCCCTGAGGTTCCATTTATACCACTTGTTCCTGAACTTCCATTCGTACCTGATGTCCCACTAGTCCCATTCACTCCACTAGTTCCTGAAGAACCATTGGTTCCACTTACACCTGAAGTACCTGAAGTTCCATTAGTCCCACTAACACCTGAAGTTCCTGATGATCCATTTGTACCTGAAGTTCCACTTGTTCCGTTAGATCCTGAAGTCCCACTTGTACCCGAACTTCCTGATCCACCACCACCCCCACCAGTAATACCTGATATTGAAATGGTGTGATTATTCAAGGATACTAATGTAAGTTCTGTTGTTCCTGAGTTATATGTTCCACCTGTATAAGCATAAGTTTGGAATGTAGGACAATCAATTAATGTCTCACAAGTAAGTAAGGTTGCAAATTCAGCTTGTTGTGGGGTAATTACAATCGTAGTTGGGCTTTCAGGTATTACGCAGTTGACTTGTCTTGTTCTCAATACAAATCTTGCTACGATCCCCGTTGCTTTATCCGTTGTCTCATCAACAGCAGGATAGAATGATACATCTTGAGAAATTAAAACTCCGTATTGATTCCAATTCTGTTGGATGTATGTAACTAAATCCTGACAATATTGTAAACAATCACTTAAGATCTCTTGGGAGTTATCACTTGGGAAACCATTTGTGTCCAAGTAGTTCTCTTGAATATTGATCTTATCCATAAACATAATGGAGAATGATATATCAGGGATTGCTGATTTAACATTTGATCCTGTTGCTATGGATGAGTCCTCGTTCATCGTAACCCACATATAAGGGAAAGTCATTTGTCGTGATGTACCGATATCATACGGCTCACCAAACCCAAAGTCCTTTAAGAAATAATGATTCTCCTGAAAATCTTGAAACCACTCAACAATTTGGTTCAACGATATTATACTTGCTATTGGCATTACAAACTATTTTTGTCTTTTATGTCTTCCTTGTTCTTGAAGTAGCTTAACCAGTTCAAACAAGAAATGTAATTTTTTTCATATATTTTATCTTCAGGTTCTCTCATCTTTTCCATTAGAGTATAAACGAAATCTAACCATTTATACCTATCATCCATTTTCTTCTCTTTTAACTTTTTTGTAAATCTACCTTCGGGGTCGTTGATTGGTCTTTGCTTTTTGTAGAGTCCTTCATATTGTTTGTAGATGTATTCTTTCCAAGAGAAAAAAAAAGAAAGATGTGATATATGTTTGAGATTGGAACATCCAAAAACATTTCCTTTCTTTTTAACATATCTGTTGAAAACTTTTCAAACTTACCCTCTTCATCTTTTTTTCTTAAGAACAAACATAATAGATCAGCCATAATCTTATTCACATCATTATTTGATCCCTCCATTAAGGTTTCGATCGTGATGACCTCACCTGTTGTAAGTTTATTAAACTCTGAGTATAGATAATACTTATCACCATTTAATTCCAAGTAATCCACATCTGTCTTGGGGATCTCTTTGGTAATGAATGAAAGTTTGTTAGACAAATCCTTAAAGTCTTCAATATCCATCTGTAATAGGACTGCTTGTTCTATACCTGCCAAAGCTGATATAATATTCACAGCACCCATCAAATCGTTATTGTTTGGGTTTTTATATTTATATAACTCCGTAAATTGTCTTACATTTACTTCATCCCAATTTTCAGGGAACTTATAGGTATTTTCATACCCCTCCATGTTTATCTTAACTTCTATCATAATTGTTCTTTTAATAAATATATGGCTATACCAAATGTTTTTACAGCCTACATAAAGTTTACTCTTGGGATTGCAATGTTTTCTTTTCTCGCTCCTAACTTGGACATAGCTATGTATCTTAAAGCATCACAGGCGTGATTATATGCATCAATGGGGGTCTTCTCATATCCACCATCTCTATTCTTCTTCCATAAATACTTACTGAACTCATCTAATAGGTTTCTTGATCTTCTTGTCACAAACATGTGTTTTTGTTGAAGGATCTGAATACCATAGTTCACACTGTCCTTACCTTTTTCTACAGGTCTTGCGTTGTGTCCCATTCTCTTAAGTTCTTGAATGGATTTAGGTTCAGCTGAATCACAATACAATTCACCTATTACATCATTTGTTTTTAGTAGGTTGGATAGTTCTGAGTTTAAAAGTCCCGTCTGATACACGATCTCATCGACAATGATATCTTCATTCCACTTGTAGAGAGCGATAACAGCACACGGATCATTTGAGTATCCAAAATCGACACCATGTCCTAATAGTCTTGCGTCTTCAGGGATCTTATCTATAATCTCAAAGTCAGTAAAGATGGTTCCTTCAATTTGTCCTATCTCTCCGTCAAGATATACCCTAACCCAATTCTCCCAATAGGTTGAGGTTTTTGCTTTCTCCCTATTTGATTCCAACATGGCTACCACCTCAATAGGTAATGCCTCGTTGTCTTTGTAGTTAAGAACAATGAAATCTGTATCAGCTTGTCCGATAACTTCTGTATGTGCCCAAAACTTTGAAGATGGGTTGTAGTCAAGGTAGATATCTTGACTGGTACGGATTGCTAACTGTAGATATGATTCATAATGGATTGAATTACACTCATTGATGTATAGGATCTGTCTTCTTCCACCTCGCAACTTCTCTTCAGAGTCTGCAGAGAAAAATTCTATATAGGATCCATTGGTAAATTCGTATCGTAGTAATGTTTTGTTGTAGTTTGAAGGAATAAATCTTCCTGTCTCCTTCATGATTTTTAGAAAGTCCTTAACGCAGCCCCTTCTAAGATGGGGAATTGATTCAGATACAACGGATACTTCAAGACCAGGTGTCTTTATACACTTGTCAATTAGTAGAATAAGAATAGAAATGGTTTTACCAGCAGAAGATCCACCCTGAATAACTTTAATTCTATTCTTGAGGGATCGTATCTTCTTTAAGGCTGTTGTCTGTTTGTAACTCATTTTTTATTATCTCGTAAACTTTTCTTGTCTCTTCTTCAGCCCAAGTAATAATCTCCTCTTCCTTGTGTAAGTTATAGTTATGTAGGAAAAACGAATGATGCATTAACTCGTGGTTGATCAAAAGTAGTGTTGATATTTCGTCAGTACATCTCAATAAGTTAATAAACACATATCTTTTATCTTCTGAACCTGGTACCAAATTAGACATCCCCGCAATATAACTATCTTCAGCTGTATTCTCCCTAAAGATACAATCGTGATAATCTAATCCGTGAAGTTTAGGTACTTCATAGTATTCAAATATACTACAACAATCGTAGCTTAATAATAATTCGTAGGTATCAAATTTAATCCTCGTCATCGGGTAATAATGGTTGTTCTGAAATGGTGATCTCTGATTTTACAGGGGCATCAAATCCACTCATTTTATTTATGATCTCAATTGCTTTCATTGCAGTTTGATCTCTTACCCCTTTATTTCTATCTTTGATCTCTTGAAGATCTAATAAGAGTTCTTCTTTGGTTATATTCAGTCGTTCTGCCGTCTTTTTTCTCTCTTCTTGGAGGTATTCTTTGACATTAACATTATCTAGCAACCTAACCCCACTAGCTCCCGCTACTTTGTCTGACACTTTATAGACGGATTTATAAGCTTGTAAGGCATTCATACCATTGGCTAAATACTCATCACAGAATGCTTGATGTTTTGCTGATAGTTTCATGATTTGGTTTTCTTTGATCTTTTACATTTAGTACATCCAACCTTATCTGCTTCGACAATATCAACATCAGGTTCAGGTAATTCTGCCATTTCAAATATAGTTTCTTCAACTACTTGAGGTAAATTCTCAATTACTTGTACGGCATTTAAATAGTTAAGGATGATTCTTTGTCCATGCTTCAATTGTTGAGCACATCTAAGACAAACAGAATAACTTGGATTGATATACATTCTGACTGCAGCCTGAAGTTCCTCAGCATCTTCTCTTTGGAATCTTTGTTTGGTTGCTAATGTATGGAGTTTGTTGTATAACGCTTGTGTAATCATTAGTATTTGTTTTACTAATAAATATACAAGTATATGAAATTGTTGTGAAGGGTATTAAAAAAGTGGGATGGGTCGATTGCGGTATGCCAGTAACACAATCATTAAGATAGGAAAATAATGAAAAAACCCCATCCCACTATGTCTTTAATTATAAAGGTTTTCTACCAAATATAATTTGATCAATCTTTTCAAAACGATCTGTGAGAGCTTTCGAGTATCCGTTCTCTACGAAGTCGTTTAATACTGTTGTGATTTGTACAATCTCTACCATAGTTAAACATTTGTCACAAGAGTTCATATACTCTACTACAAGTTTAAGATTTGATTGTGTTGCGATTTGTCTTTCTTTAATCTGTGCCATTTTCTGTTGTTTTTATACTGTTTGTAAATCTTCCCATTCTTTGATTGCTTTATACTCCTTCTCCATTTGAGTAATCTCAAACTCTTTAAGGTCTTTAAAGTATTGTTCTGCTTGTGTG